ACGGCAGACGGTCCTATTTGTGCTTTTACAAAAGCCGCCATATTCACTGGAATATCCCAGCAAATACCCTCTAGATCACTATTACTCCACTCTACGTCATAAGTATTAGCGTGTAAATACGCTACATCGGTTACAAACGATCCCAGTGGCTCACCGTCTACGGTAAGGCTACCGTGGTCGTCTACTGCTTGATTAAATTCTAGGTAGCCTGTTCTACTTTCTCCGTAGGCTATTGGGCCGGTAAATTCCACGGTGCTAGAACCCACCATTTCCCCTTCGCTATTACAAGCTCCGAGTTTAATATAGTCTAAGGTGTCTGATGTATTCCATGTATTCGTTATAACTACTTGTATGGTTTTATTGTCCCACCCAACAAGATTATTAATAGTGGTATCAGTGGGAGTAGCTGGTGCATCAGGAGAGCGATCAAAAGCAATACCACCGAACCTAACGTCACTAATTTTGTAGAACCCATCATTATTAGTTGTTATACTAATTTGGTCACCAAAATTTCCTGTGAGTTGCTCTAATTGCATTTATTAAAACCCTCTGTCATTAACTTTAAATCCAGATTGTGTTGTATTTCCTACGTTGGGCCAAAAAACATTTCCCCCTACGGTGGTAACTTCTATAGTTCCTTTTCCTGACCCCCCGTGCATCACGGCATCTTCAGGAACGCGAACTTGTATAAGGGTGTCGCTGACTATTGATATACCAGTGGTGGGAACTAGGTCTTCACCGAATCGTACACTGGTGGTATTTGAAAAATATTTTCCAGATAACGAAATTAATTCATGGGCATATCCACTATAGGGATTAATTCCACTAAAAAGTGGAGCTTCCCCTATTTTTTCTTGCATTAATGTTATGTTTGTTTCTATTTTTTCTCCAGCCGACACATTCAGTGATGCTGATGTTAATATTCCCCTTACTTTAAATGTTTCTAGTATGTTTTCTCCGCTGTCAGCAAAATTAAATTTCATCTCACCCGGTGCTCCTGACAGGGTAAGGGTATCCAGTCCAATATTATAACCTCCTATTGAAGTAGTTATATTTTTTTTATTAAATTTTATTTCTTTGGGCACTGATTGCCCCGCGAGGTATACGGGGGTAAAGTTGGATTGAAATGCAAAATTTGCATTAGACATTGAAGCAGGGACTACAGTGGTAACGCCCGCACCAGTAGGGACTGTGGTAGAAGGCGCAACGCCCGAAAGTTCTGTTATAGTACAGTCAGAAAAATTTAAAATCTTGGTTTTATTTACATCAATGTTGGTGCGGTCGGGGGTGAATGTTCCCTCAATACCACCATGAAAACTTATAGCTGCTGTTACCACGACGGGGCCATATTGCTCTACTGTAAAAGAATAAGTAGATAAAAATCCACTTTTAAAAGTTAATCCTGCACACGATCCTGTAATTTGTTGTTTTTCATTAACTATAAAATCTTTCAGAAAGTCAGAACCAGTTAGAAAATAAGTAAAATCTATGGTTCCAATTAATCCACGGTTTGCTCTGTAATCAAAACTACTTTTATTAGGTACCAGATAAACAGGACTCACTTGATTATCAAGCGAGATACCAAGGTCTTGAACGAGGAAGGTTTTTGGTTCCGCGCCACTACCGAGTATTAAATTGGCATTATTATAATTGTAATAAGCCATCCTTGAGCCTTTTACCGTAATATCTTACACTTTTTCATTACAAAGGAGGCTCTTTAAATACTGATATTTTTTTAATTCTTCTATTTTTTTATCTAAATCGACTGGTTTGGAAACTGTACCCTGACGAGCATTGTAATAGCACGCGACGATACTGTTAACAGGAACAATTTCTACTGATGCCGCCTTAAATTCGTCCCATAAAAAGATATCTTCATGTGCATCCATATTTTCATAAAAAAGTTTCCCACTCTCAGGAATAAGATCAGCGTGCATTAGCGTTGTCCACGGTCCAAAGGCATTTTTTTTAATAGATTCACTGGCATTTCTTAAAAGCTTCTCGCCGCCCGTGCAATAGTACCAACTTCCCACTAAAAAATAAGCATTTAAGGATTTAGCGACTTCTAATAGCCCAATGGGTCTTTCTTGGGTAAAAAAATCATCTGCATCCGCCATAAAAATAGCAGGATAATCATGAGAATATTTTAAACTTTCTTTAATTACTCTATTTTTGGCCTCAGCTATTGTTTTTGCTTTATTAAATTTAAATAAATTAAATTTTTTGGCAGAAGTATGTTTTGAAAAAGATTTTGCTATTTTATAGGTGTTATCATCACTATTATCATCCCCAAAATGCATAATCCACTCAAAATTCCTCATTGCGTTGTTTATGGAGGCCAAAGTAATCGGCAACCACTTCTCCGCGTTCCTTGCCGCCATGACCACTTGGCACCCCTTGGCTCCCCATAATTTTTTATTTTTAATTTTCTTGGCTTTTTCAGAAAAAAATCTATTTCTCTCCATTAAATTAAAAAGCATGGTTATCATAATGTTTTTTTGTAATAATCACGATAAAAAGTGTAAATTAGGATAAGGTAAAAGGCATATGGCATCTATATATGATGAAATCGCGGCTTGGAGTAGCTCTACTACATATAACACTAATGATATTGTAGAGTACCCGGCAAACACGAGTATTTACTGGTACTCTAGAAGTGATGCTAACCTCAATAGTGGTCCCAGTATAGGAAATGTCCACTGGGGAGGAAATACCAACTTTAGTGTGGGAGAAGCTTCAAAACAAAAAACCGAATTTATTTGGACCCCCTCTTATAATCAAACAACCCGTATTGCACCTCGTGTATTAGCTGTCCGTTTTGGGGATGGCTATACCCAAAGAACTCCCGATGGTATAAATAACAACCTTATTACCCTAGACATGAGTTTTGAAGGTCGTTCTGAAAAAGAAACCCTCGCGATTATGCACTTTTTAAATACCAGACGAGCAGCAGAAGCGTTTGCTTATACCCCCCCTGCTCCTTTTGCAACACAAAAACTTTTTATAGCTAAAAAATTTGATTCTACTTTTATATTTAATGATAATTATAACATCAAAGCAACTTTTGAAGAAACCCCATAATGGCACATAAAGACGAACATTTTAAAAACCCCCTAAATAGAAGCGGCGGGGTGGTGATGACAAAAGCAGAAGCTCGCGAGAGTATGAAAAATCTGCAAGCTCAAGCCACAGCCTTAGAGCCCACGGCTTTAATAGAGCTTTTTGAAATTGATCTTTCAAATATTCTGAGTCCTGACAAAATCAAAAAAAGGCAAAAATTTAATGAACTTAATTTGTTAATGGGCGGCACATTAATTGATGACCCTTTTAGTTCGTCAATAAGTGTATTCCGCTTCCACAATAATATAAAATTAATACAAAGAGACATTTGGTTTCAAGGAAATAGATATAAAGCTTTTCCGTGCAAAGCCGAAGGGTTTGAAACAAATTCTACCGGCCCAGCAGCTTCCCCAAAAATTTCATTTGGATCGCGTCCTGAAGCTCTTAGCAAATTTGCCGTTTTAAAAGAACTACTTAAAGACCTTGATGATTTAGTTGGCGCAAAAGTTACGAGGCTTAAAACTTTTAGTAAATTTTTAGATTATCAAAATTGGTATCAATTAGATAGTGATGGGAATCCCGATCTTACCAAAAGATTATACCAAGATATACCCAGTGAAATAACCCCTGACGAAAATGCATTTTTCCCACCCGATCTTTTTTTCATTGAAAAAAAATCTTATGAAGATAAAAAATCCATGCAATTTGAATTATCTTCTTACGTTAACTTTGAAGGACTTCAGCTACCTCAAAGAATTTTTAATATGAAAAGGTGTACATGGCATTATCGTAGCGCGGGGTGTACCTATGAATACCAATTTCGTGCCCAAGCTGAAGGGTGGATAAATACACACGAACATTTTGAAGGCACACATCTTCCAAAACACGCACCACCCATAGCTACTGAAAATGATGAGTTAATTAGTGAAATAAGCCCGGGGTATAACCCTATTTCTGCAAATACCCCCCACAAATGGTCTCCTAATACAGTTTATTTTAAAGATGATATTGTTTTTATTGTTCATGATAAAAAATCATTTTATTTTGTAGCTAAACACGATATTCCCCAAAACACACCCCCTCCCAATTATGATCATTGGATAGCAGATCAATGTTCTAAAACTTTTAATGGGTGCAAACTTAGATGGGGAGTGAGCTCTACCCCTGTTCAAATGGATGCTAATCACCCCAAAAGGGGAATTTTGCCCTTCGGTGCCTTTCCGTCAATTACAAGAGAAGGAGGGCGAGGCTGATGATTTTAACACCCAAAATAAAAAATAAAATTAAAAACCATGCTGAAAAAGAAATGCCGCATGAATGCTGTGGTTTTATTATAGAAAAAGGGAAATCTCTTGACACCTATCCGTGCAAAAATATTGCTACGGACCCCACGCATCATTTTAAAATTCCCCCAGAGGATTACATTAAATGTTCTGATACTGAAAATATAATGGCAATATACCACTCCCACCCAAATAAAGTGAATCATTTTTCTCTTGCGGATGAACAAAATATGAATATCACCGAGAATAGATTTATTCTTTATTGTGTGGGTACTGATGAGTTTATAGATTCTAAACAAGAAAAATTTAGTAACTATATAGGAAAAGAATTTACAAATACACCCTACCCCGGGTGTATAACTCTCACTAAAAATTATCTTAAAGACAAATTTAGTTCTTTTTATAAAGGTCGATTACTAACGGCTTCTGAAATTTTCCCAAGCTACGAATATTTCTTTAAAGAAAATTTATACGAAGTAGACTTTAAGAAAGTAATAAAAAAATTTAAAGATTTTAATTTCTCACGGATAACCCCCACGCCGACCTCAAAAGAAGACCTTCAGGAGCATGATCTTATTGTCACTCCTCGGGGGGCGCAGGAAAATATGCCTGTTCACCTAGCTATTTATACAGGAAATGGAGATGTTTTGTGTCACCCCTTGAGAAAGAAGTCGTGTTTATTAGATTATGATATTTTTTTTAAAGACAGAGTATGGGCAGTATTCAGATTAGATTTTTTATAAAATGAACAACCTAGTAAAAATAAGGTTACACGGTCTTTTGGGAAAAAAGATTGGACGAGAATTTAACCTCGCGGTAAACAGCGTAGCTGAAGCTATAAGGGCTATAGACGTCTTAACAGGTAACGCGTGGCAAAGATTACTTACTACCCACGCACGAAATAATTTAAACCTAGATATTGTAATAAATGGAAAAAAAATGAAAGTACCTCCTGCCCTTAGGAATATAAAAAATACCGACCCTGTAAATGAAAAAATGATACACAAAGTCAAAAATTCAGAACTTTACATAAAAAATAATGATCTAAAAACTATAGACATTACTCCCGCTATAGAAGGATCAGCTGAACTTGTCGCAATGATCATAGTGGCCATAGTGGTTGCTGTTATAACTTACATGTTAATGAAACCCCCCAAGTTCGAAGATTTTAGAGCATTTGATGAAGCACCACAAAAATCACGACAATCTTATTTATTTGGAGGGCCCCAGAACACGGTTAACGAAGGTGGTCCTGTACCACTGGGATACGGCAGGTTAGTAGTGGGTTCACAAACTATAGCACAAGTATATAGCATAGGGTACAAAGATGCTGGGGATTCAACAGTTACTGAATAGGAAAAATAATGCCTACAACCGAAGGAATTTACATTGCAGGAAAAAAGGCGTACTCGGTAACTAATATCGAGACCCTAGACTTGCTATGTGAAGGCCCCATTGACGGTATCGTTTCGGGAGATTATTCTGTCGTAGGTACTCTTGGCAATACAGGGTGGGACTCGGTTACGTTTCAACCTTATAAGAGTCCCCTTCGATCTATCTTCCTTAATGAAACCCCCATAATGGATGAAGAAGGAAAACTTAACTTCCAACAAATAAAAGTAGATATCAGTAATGGCGGTCCTAATGGATTTTTGGGGTCGGATGAAAATTTATTTACTGATGGAGACATGCAATATACGGGTGACACTTCATATTGGGACGACTCTTCTTCGGGACAATACATGGGAGAGGCAAGAGGTCAGGTGGGGGACACACGGGCTAATATGGAGAAAGTTAAAAACCTCCAATTAGTTACTCCTAATTTCAAATCCCCTGAAGTAATAAATCCATGGAGCATTCATCCTTCTACTGATGGCTACCGATATTCAAATACCAGTATGTCTTTTGGGCCACCCACTGTTGGAAGTAGTTGGGGATTTTCCGTTCAGAACAGGGACGATTTAAAAAATGCAAATAAAAACACCGAAAATTTTTATGATTTTGGAAGAGGAAACTTTACTGTAGAATTTTGGGTTTGGCATAACCCCGACCACTGGGGAACAGATCAAACTTATTTCTCAAAAGGAGATAAATCTAAAGCAAATGGTTTTTCATTGGGTATTAATAGCGATGGATATATTAAGTTCCAATCTATAAATATAATATACCATAAGGGGGATTTTAATAATGCAAAAGTTACCCCCGCAACATGGCACCACGTAGCGTTACAGTTCCATTCTGCTGACACCCCCGGACAAATATCCCTTTATCTTGACGGGGCTCATAAAGGAACCCTAACCGTTTCCAAAGGTGGAACCCCAATGTCCATTGAAAATGGCAATCCCCTTTTCTTTGGCAGAAATTCAAATGCTAATACAATTCATTTTCAGGGAAACATGGATGACGTACGAATATCCAATATCCTAAGGTACAGTAATAATTTTACCCCTGCAAAGACCACCTCTGATGTTAATACGATGTTGCTTTTGGATTGTGAAAAATGGGACATCCCACTTGAGGGAAATTGGCCCGTTACTCAGTTGGCCCCCGTAGACATATCGGTGGCTAGCTTGGCTTTTTCAATAAATGGAATACGGCCCATCGAAGCACAAACTTTCGTTCTACAGTCAGACCCCAGTAATGATGCTACAGAATTCTATGACACCAGCCGCATAAACGCTCGCATTAATAATAATAATAGTGGCGTTTTTCAGAATTCTGGAGTAAACGACCCCTTTGGGGGAACACAGCCGTGTATTTATTTTAGCGGTGAATCTTCTCTTTATACAGATAATGTAAATCCCACTGCTCAAATCCCTTCATTTAATGAGCCTAATCTTGCCCAAGATATTAATCCACCTTCAAAGGCATATGCTTTTAATGAATTTGAAGATTGGGAAATACAAACGTGGGTTTATCCCCTTAATAAAGTAGGCACTATAAATTCAGGAATTGTACAAACTGTCGGAGCAAGTTACGTAGCCCCCACAGGAAGTTTCGTAGGAGGAGGACAAGCTACAGCTGCCGCTACTGTAGTTGGAAACGCTGTAACTGGGATAACTGTCGGAGAATTGGGGGGTATCACAGTTAACGCACCGGGTAAAGGGTACACTTCAGTGCCAACCATTACTGTGGAAGGCGGAAAGTTAACAGAAGCAGCCGGTTCTACAGATGCCACTGCTACTGCTGCACTCGGAGTTGTAGTAACCTTAACCGCCGGTGGAAGCGGGTATACCTCAGTTCCCACGGTAAGCTTTAGCGGGGGAGGGGGTTCGTCAGCTGCTGCTACCGCTGTGGTGGTTGGAGGTGTAGTTACCGAAATAGTGGTTACCAACATGGGAACGGGTTATACCTCACCCCCCACTGTTTCAATTTCGGGAGGGGGAGGAACAGGGGCTACTGCCACTGCTGCTGTTGGGGTTGCGTCTATAACCCTAACTGACAACGGAGAAGGATATAACAGTATAGACCCGACTACCGGAAAAATATTAGTTCCTTCTATCACCATAAATGGAGGAGGCGGAAGTGGTGCATTAGCGACGGCTGTGAACGGAAGTACAGACGGTGGATTTGGTTATACCTCTGCTCCAACCGTAGTAATAACGGACAGCACTGGTTCGGGCGCTACTGCCACGGCGAATTTTGCTGGTATCATAGAGGGTACTACGATTACAAATGGAGGCTCGGGTTATACGAGTGCCCCGGGTATCACCTTTAGCGGGGGTGGTGGTTCTGGTGCCGCTGCAACAGCTACTATTTCAGAGGGTGTTGTTGTAGACATAACGGTAACCGACAAAGGTTCAGGTTATACTTCGGCCCCAACAATTACTTTTTCGGGTGGAGGCGGAAGTTCAGCTGCTGCCACCGCAATTTTGTCAGGGATTATAAAAAGCATAACGGTAACTGCAGGAGGCTCTAGCTATTCATCTACTCCTATAATAAGTTTTTATGGTGGCGGGGGAAGTGCGACAGCAACGTTTACGCTGTCAGGGGGCACCATCACTGCCGCCAGCATCACAGATGGCGGCAAATATAAATCAGTTCCCCGCATGATAATTTCTGATGGGGTGGGTACAGGTGCTGATATTCTTGTAACATTGGATACCCTGTCGCTTACTAACGCAATTGCATCCTTTGGAAATACAGCGGGCAATAATACCCAATGGACCTTATATCAAGATGGCCTTAGTAAAGTGGTCTTTGAGTGGAAAACTCTTTCTCTTTCGACGGCCCTCTCTTTACAGGGAGCTCTTTATCCCAATCAATGGAATTATATAAATGTAACTCACAAAAAGGATGGAACTTATAAATTATTTATAAATGGCACACAAGTAGACAGCCTACAAACAGGGCCGTCAAAGATGCCCGAAAGAAGCCTAGCTTTTTCAAACAAAAACTGGGTACGTGCATGGTCACCACAGCTATTATATAAAGGGACTGCTGATTTTACTGCAGAATGTTGGTTTTATGCTAATGATTTTAGTGCCACAGCCCCATCTTTGTTTGGCAATTTGGTAAGTGCCAGCGAAGGATGGGCCCTTAGTACTTATAAGGGGGAGGGAGATAACTGGTATCTACAATTATATACAGGAGCAGCTGCAAGCACCACGCAAGCTACCACCACCCCGCTAGGCAAGAGGGCGTGGTATTTTGTAGCCGTTGTGCGTGATGGAAGTACGTGGACAGTTTACTTAAATGGAAAATCAGAACTCACTCACACCGAAAGTGGTGACACTAGTAATAATTGGTTTTACATGGGGGATAGGTATTCTGCTAGCAGTACTACCACAACTACGTGGGAGGGTTATTTATTTGATGTCCGCGTAAGTAATACTGCACGCTATAGCGATAATTTTGATATTCCTATAACCAAACTTGCAAATGATAGCAATACTCAGTTTCTTCTTTCACCACTGTCAACTCATACATCTACCCTCCAAGACGAAGCTACGATTACCCAAAGAAGTATACATTTTGATGGCAAAAATGATTACTTATCTATAACAAGTGACGATTTTAAATTTGGTACTGGAGATTTTACGATAGAAGCATGGATACAATCTAATGGTAATAAAGCACCGAATTTTCGCCCAATATTTGATTTAAATTCGGATGATACCGGAACAGTTTCTCTAACAGCCGAAATTAGTGCTAATAAATATCTTTCAGACGGAAGCAAGCAAGGTTATAAATCTCGTTTTTACCTTTTTGATCAAAATAATGCTGCCACCACAACTTCTGGATATACATCGTGGGAATTTTCGACAAATAGTTGGTATCACATTGCAGTTACAAGATCATCTGGCAATCTTGTACTGTGGGTTAATGGTGTATCCCAAGTGTCCCTCACGTCTGTCAGTGATATAACCGAGGGGGTTTTACATTTCGGGCACCAAGTTACTCAGAACCCCACTTATTACTGGTGGGGTGAGGTAGCTAACCTAAGGGTAAGCAATACCGCTCGTTATACCACTGCCTTTGATCCTCCCATAGGGCCCTTTACTAGCGATAGCAACACAAAGTTACTCATTCAACCCACCGAAACCTCGACAAATTATACAGACGAAAGTAGTGCTGAGCAAACTATCACTTCCACACAAGATGCGGGATTAAGGTTTTCCCCACAAACTCTATGGTTTAACTATAGTAATACAGCGCACAGTACAGAATTGCCCGGGGTAATAACAATAGCAGATGGTGATAGCAATACTAATTTTTTAAGCTTGGGGCAATACAACACTCGATATGCCCCATCAGATTATAAAGGGTATATATATAATTTTAGAATTTTACAAAATTTCCAAGCCTCTTCTAATCAGGAAACTCAAACGTTTATCCATGATACTTTTATAGATAATAGTCCTTATGCAAATCCAATATCAAATGTTGATGGCGTTTTTCACCTCAATGCACCCGCCAGACTTGGGGCAAGCTCTATAGCTTTTACTGGGCCCGAAGGCACATCTAATCGTGGACCATATTTAGAACTTAGGGCTGATACCCCTGAGACTGATTTTTCGTTGGGCAACATACGCGGAAATGAGAACAAAAAAGGATTTACAATTGAATCATGGGTATACTATCCTGAAAATTTACTTTCCCTAGACGAAAGTGAATCGAAGGGGGCTAAGATCACTTTGGCTAGTAGTTATCCTATTAAAAATTCTGATGTAGTTAAATACGGAAGCTCTTCAATATATTTTCACGGGAATACAAATAGCTACATGAATGTAAGCGCTGAAGCTGGAAATAACAACATTTATAATCTTGCAGGAAGCTCACAGCAAGGATGTTGTTTTACATACGAAGCATGGATATACCCCAATGGTGGCCAGCCTGATAATGGATTAGGCTCACTATGTTCGAGAGGCAATGCTAATGGCTGTAACGCTTTTAATCTCATGCTGCGTTATAATAATCATTTAAATTTTTCTACCTGTAATGATGATTTAGTTACGCCGACTGGCTCATTGCCACTCAATCAGTGGTCCCATATTGCTTGTGTAGCCAATGGTAAAACTGTTTATTTGTATATAAACGGCGTTCTTAAAGGCAGCAAAACCTTTAGTAGCTGGACTAATACGGGTAGTCAACACTTTACAATTGGTCGAGCCCAGTGGCACAGTGGTTACCAGTATAAGGGGTGGATGGACAACATAAGAATGTCCAATGTGGTTCGGTATAGTTCAAATTTTACCCCTACCCGAGTTGAAGCAGATGGGAATACATTATTTTTAATAGATTTTGACAAATGGGTTAACTTATATGGTTACCCATCTCCAGTGGACACCTCCAAAGACGAAGTAATGGCTCTTAATCGTAGAAATGGATTTATTTTTGGAGGCAACACCAACGAAACGACGCCTACAAACAAAGTAAATCTACCCTCTTATCACTTTTCGACTTCAAATCTTATGAAGCCATGGTTTGCATACGGGGACGGAAAAGATAGTTGGCCCATATCTCTGTATACAGACCAAACTCTCTCTGTGGGGAAGTGGCACCACGTTGCAGTATCACGAAGTGATCCCACTGAATTACTTATTCATCCCGAGGGGGATTTCTGGGGCACTTTTGAAGACAGTGGCCCCAGCAAAAGAGAGCTTTCAACGGCTTCCTCCACCCTCCAACAAACTTATAGAGATTTTGCAGTAGGTAACCCATTTTATTTAACGTCCGCTTCAAGTTCGGCTTCTTCCATCGAATTTGCCGGTACTTCCAGCAATGATAGACTAAAAGTTGGCGCGGTAACAGACTTGTGGTCTCCCACAGATTCCAATTGGTGTTATGAAACATGGTTCAAAAGACAAAATAGTGGCAACCTGACACAAGGGACGGCGGATGCTTATATTTTCGAAACTCCACAATCTGCTAGCTCAGAATACATAAACATGAGAGTAACCCAAACGGGTTCTGTAAAATGTTATGCTGCGTGGGGTACTGATAATAATGGAGACCAAGAAGCCGACGTAAACGTTAATGATGGACAGTGGCACCATATCGCATTCACCTGTGATATAACCCCACCAGCCACGCTACGGATTTTTGTGGATGGCGTCGTTAAGTCAGCCGTCAGTAATGGGGTGGGTGGAAAAGCCGTAGGTAGTTTCGGCGCATTTACGGCTCAAAACATGTATATAGGGGCGGCTAATACTGGGAGCTCTGGTTACTTAGGCGGAACTGTAAGTTCTAATGTAAAGGGGTATCTTAATAACTTTAGAATTTCTTTTGGACAAAGTAGATATATTTCAGATTTTACCCCGCCAGCATTTAGACTCGTTAGTGATTCGTCAACCAAGCTACTGCTACAATCAAATACAGTAGCTGACGGAAACACCTCTTTCTCAGACTCAAGTAGTAATGCTTTTACAATAACCAAATATGGAAATACTCACCACAGCACGGATGTAGCCGCCCCTTATGATCTAGGGTCTTCCATAAACTTTTATGGTTATCAAAAACTTTTGGTAGCCCCCAGTGCAGACCTTAATAGGGGAACAGGAAACTTTACTATTGAGGGGTGGGTATATCTTAACAGTGGTTCAGACAGGGTGGATTTGTGGTCAAGAGAAGGGAACAAAAAAGAGAGAGACTATTTCAATGTAAGCGCATCTTCGAGCGGGATAACCTGCAAAAATAATGGGGAAGGTAATGCATGGAATTATTCAGGTTATGGAGCTACTGCTCTAACCATAGCTGCATGGCACCATGTTGCAGTCGTACGAAATGCTGGAAGTTTAAAGTTTTTTGTTAATGGAACGGAAGTAACAGACGGGACCGCTCACACAGCTATAAGCAGTAGCTCAGCGATGGGGAACTTTCCCGACGCTCCAAGTATAGGGTATTGTGTTGATGGTTATTCAAAAGGTAGACTAAGCGAGTTGCGCTATAGTGACTCTGCACGGTATGCTTCGAACTTTACTGTTACCACTGTGCCTTTTGAATCTGATCCTAATGCCCTTTTGCTTTTACACACTGATCCTGTAGAAGTATGGAGTGACAATTCGAATATCACACCACCCCAATCAACCCCATCCTATGGAAACCTTCCTATTTCAACTGACATTAAAAGGATTGGAACAGGTTCACTGCGCCTAGATGGAGCTAAAGAAAAAAGTTTTTCTGTAAATGACAATGGATCATTTGATTTTGGTTCAAGTAATTTTACCCTAGAAGGGTGGTATAATTTTAAGGACACCGGAAAGGCGCTTGCTTTATATGAACAAACAGGTTTAGAGGTACCCATGGTGTTTGATTCTCCCGATAAAAGTTCGTGGTGGGGAAATGCTTTTGTAACAGTTACGGGTGGGTCAGATTTTAAATGGACTGCAAGTGATACATGGACAATTGAATTTTGGGCTAAATTTAGTGATATTACAAATACCACTGAACAATATCTATATTCAATGGTTACAGAAAATGCTGTAGATTCCAAATCAAGACCGGCGTCTCTATATTTTTATCTTTCGTATTATTATTCTAGTGGGGTAGGTTATTTGAAATTAAGAACTGATAATGCCGCAGGAACAACAACTGGTGCATGGCTTCCTACAAAAGATACATGGCATCATATTGCGGTTAACTCTGACGGCACGAATACCACGGTTTATGCAGATGGGTCTGTAATCCTAGACGTCCCCCAAACAGCCGCAGGAGATACAGCTAACCCCTTGGTGTTGGGAAGCTATTATGCAATAGACGGCAATCCAAGCGCTGAATTTATACCCTCTAATGGTTTTTCGGGTTCCATGTATGGCGTGAGGGTAAGTGATAATTCAAGATATACATCTAGTTCAACTGCGCGAAGTATTGCCCTGAACGGTTCAACTCAGTATCTTAGTGTTGCTGACAGTACCGATTGGGATTTGGGTAGCAGTAATTTTACTATTGAAGCATGGTTTAAAACCACCAAAAACGGTGGTTACCAAGCAATAGTATCAGGTCCTTATACAGGTGGCACACGAAATGGTTGGAATACTTACGACTTTAAAATACAACCGGATGGAAAAGGTAATTTTTATTGTGGTAACTCGGGATCGGACAGGGTTAACCTTCACAGTACCTCTTCACTGCTTGATGGCCAGTGGCATCACATGGCTGCAGTGCGAAATGGATCATGGTTTTCCTTGTATATAGATGGTAAACTGAATCATTCTATAGAGCACAATACTACTCTTGGAGACTTGGCCACAGGTCCGCTTATTATAGGCAGCACTTGGACCCTCAGTGACGGGTGGGCTTTTAACGGATATCTATATGGCGTAAGAATGTCTGACACAGCACGCTACACGGCTGATTTTACCCCAGCTTACACCTTTTCTAGCGATGCTAACACCACGCTCCTCATTCAGCCTGTAAGCACGGACACTAATTTTCATGATGAAAGTAGTAGCGCACACGTTATAACCAACCACGGAACAGCAACGCGAGAGAAAAATTTACCTTCTTATTTTGCACCAGCAGGGTTGCCTCCTACAGCTAAATTTACAAATGATAGTAATACACTATTGCTTATCCAGCCCGAAATACAAGACAAGGGTTTGTATGATAAATCAAACGAAATAACAATAGGGGCAGGAATAACATCACTAGAAACACTACTCGTGGGCGGCGGCGGTGGTGGCGGCGGTGGTGCATGGGGCGGCGGCGGTGGTGGAGGAGGTGTTTTATATAATGCATCTTATCCTGTTACGGAAGGAGAAACCATAACAGCTTTAGTGGGTTATGGTGGAGAAGGCGGCAGTAACCACGCGCCATGTAGGGGGACAGCAGGATGTCCCGATGCGATGTCCCCTACGCGTGGACAAGATTCTATTTTTGGAGACATGACAGCCGTTGGGGGTGGAGCGGGTAACCGCACCAAAGACCTTTCCCAAATTAATGCAGGGGTCCTTGACGGGGGTTCTGGCGGCGGCGGTGGTGGAAATCCAAACCTAAAAGGTTTTGGTTTAACGTCCGGGGGAGCAACTTTACAAACTAATTCGGGTGGTGGTACCGGATATGGTAAAGCGGGTGGGGGCACACCGTTTCACTACGCAGGAAATAATTCTGGCGGCGGCGGTGGTGGTGGTGCAGCCGAAGCTGGCACAGATGGAAGTACCACCCAAGGTGGTAAGGGTGGAGATGGAAAAGCCTTTACTATAGCAGATGGTTCAACCTCTGTTTATTATGGCGGCGGTGGTGGTGGCAGTAGATTTAATGGTTCTCCCGGTAGCGGGGGGGCAGGGGGCGGTGGTGATGGTGCCCGTAAAACTTCGGGGTATGGTGGAGAAATTGGAACCAATGGTCTTGGTGGCGGCGGTGGCGCAGCTGCACGAATAGACATGGGGGGTAGAGGAGGTAGCGGTGTAATTATTTTATATGATGGAGCTACGCGATACACTTTCAATCGCGCCGTTAAAGGTTGGACCTATTCTCATTCTAGAGCCCAAAACGATGGAGGTCGTTTATACATAGAAGGCATGAGTCCATTTACTGATAAAATTTCATGGCTCTATAAAGATAACCAAATTAATTTTAAAGCATTAAGTAGTGCAAGCGATGTAGCTAATTACCACGCTGACTGGTCACCCAGTAAAAATAAATGGTATCACCTTTCTTTGGTGCGGGATAGCTCAGATGTTTATTTGTTCGTAGATGGTCGAAATGAATCATTAATAGAAAATACAGCCATTGCTACCCTACCCAGTTTAACCGGTGACGTAAACATTGGCTTCTCCAAGGGGGAAATGTCTTATTTTGACGGATATCTTGATGAACTTCGCATAAGTGACAGTGCGCGTTACACTGATGATGATAGGCATATTGACTTTGGAAAAGTGGGGGGAAGCACTGGCTATTTGTCTATACCCGACAGTGATGACTGGCCAAATGGAACTAGCGCATGGACAGTTGAATTTTCTGTTTATTTAAATACGGTAGCTGCTGCTGGCCTAATGGTACAACAAGAGTCTGCTTCTGGGGGTGGTGACAGTGCATGGGCTATCAGTCTAACATCAACCAATCAAGTCCAAGCTCACCTCAAAGGAGGAGGAAGTGGGGGAAATTGGGATTATACTACTACTGCTGGCTTCAGTTTAGATACTCACCGATGGTATCACATAGCAGTTGTAAGAACTGAAGATTTGTATTTAACTGTTTATGTTGATGGTTTACAGTATGCTCAACTCTCGGTTGGTTCATTTAGTATAAATAATAGCTCAGAACCCCTTCTAATTGGAACAACCTTCGGCTCACTTGCACAGTGGAATTACAACCTCGATGGGCATATGTATGACGTGCGAGTAAGCAATACGGCTCGCTATACACAAGACTTTGTGGCACCTACGGCTAAATTTACAACCGACAGCAATACTAAGCTCCTTATCCAACCCGTGAAAAGTGATACCAGTTTCACAGATGAAAGTAGTAGTAGCCACACTATAAACATGGTTGGAACAGTGTCTCGTAGAAGTGGAATCCCCTATGTAGCCTTTACTCCATCTACCACTGCATTTGTTGAAGATTCCAACACTTTGCTACTAAAGCACTTTGATGTACCTACCAATGAATGGGTTAACCATTCAATGCAGCGATTTGGGCGTTCCAGCATAAGCCAAAATCCTGCCGACATAAAGGGGGGGACAGGCTCTCTAGAACTAGGGAGCACAGCTTCTAATTATATAGAAATTCCAAAGTCTCGAAGTATTGGATTCCCTAAGGGGGAGACTTTCACGGTTGAAAGCTGGATGAAAACCCTTAGTGACGAGAATAGTATTTATTTTAATGGTTCGACATCTTCTTATCTATCAGTAGAAGGAAATTACGGGGGCAGTGATGCCACTGTCCCCGGAGGAGGAAATTCATGGGGGCTCGCCGCATACCATGGCAGTGGTGGCACTAATACCCCCGGCGTCGGAACAACTGAGTTTTGGATTAAAATAGATAATTTTGATGACTATAATAAAGCGCGTTACATTTTTCAGAACATACATCCCCAAAATGTATTTATGTGGTACATTTGGATAAACAAAACATCCATAGGAATTGACAACCTATCGAGATGTTGGGATTATTGTTGTGGTGACTCTGCATGGGGGGAGAACCCACCCGAAAGTGTCTCGAAGGGTTTTTATTATTATCGAACCTCACTCACTCACGGCATGGAAGAAGGAAAATGGCATCATGTTGCCCTCGTATCACAGGGTAGCACTCTAAAATATGTTTTTATTGATGGTGTAGAGACATCTTTCAGTACCCCGCGCGTTACCGGGGGCCAAAATACTCATATTGGTGGGACCCTGAGCTCAACACTTTATATTGGCAGAACCCTATGGCCTAATCCGTGTGACTATGGTAGCGTCCGGGGTGATCGCCCGAGCACGTCCACTTCGCTTGTCGAATACCCCGGTTTTAAAGGTTATCTCGGGGGAATAAGAATGTCCAACAATGCACGCTACACAACAGCTTTTACCCCCTCTACAAGTAAATTTACAAACGATACTAATACTATATTCCTTTTACAACCCAATATAGACACTACTTCTTTTGACGACGGGAGCACTAATGATTTTCCTACAACTACTACAGGGGCCACAAAGGCGGATGCATCTCCACTAGCATCCCCGGCCACACACCAATGGATAATGGGAGCGTCAGACAATACCCATTTTGATATTTCATACAAATATAAGTATGGAACACCAAACATTAGTGGGTTTGTTGTTTACTTGGAAGGAAATGATTATACTTGGAGTGGCATCGAACTTTCTCCGGGCCAATGGTATCACATTGCACTTGTAAGGATCGGTGCCAGATTGAATTTCTTTATAAATGGAATACAACAACCCACGAGTTTCATATCTAACGATAATATTGAAGAAACTTCACTCCGCTTTGGAATAAAACATGACTTGTCTGCAGCGTCTCATTTTCAAGGTAAACTTGATGAGGTTCGTATAGCTAATGCGGCTATGTACAAAACAAACTTTACCCCTCCCACCATACAATTCAAGGCCGAGCCTAATTTAATACAGCTATTTGTAGACGGTGTTGCGGATGCGGGGGCTAACTCTAGTATTTTAGATGATAGGGTTTTTAAAAATTCAAATCCAACTGTAGGCATTGGTGGTGTTACCAATTACCAGACTAAAGCAAGCACATCATTCATGGATGAATTTAGAGTGAGTGACGTGGGGCGTTATACCAAAAACTTTATCCCGCCAACCCAAAAGTTCCAACCTGATGATGATACCGTTATTTTACTTCATTCAAATGTTGGAAGTTTAGCAGAGGTAGATTCATTTTATGACCTTAGTGCTTACGCAAATACAATTACAGCGCACCCCGCAAGAGTCGGATCACTAACCCCCGTTCATTCAACAGACCAAGCCATCATCCTAAATAGTTCAATATATTTTGACAATCCATCTTGGCAACAATATAACGGCGATTATTTAGCGGTTGAAGAAAGTTCTGCATTTAATTTGGGCACCGAAAACTTTACAATTGAGGCGTGGATATATCTTGATAGGTTTGACACCGAACACACCATCATTTCAAATGCGGCCCAAGATGGAACGGGCTGGATATTTATGGTATCCACGCAAGAAGATGGTAATGGTTTATATCTTTATTCTAAATTAAACGATAACTCTACTTATCTTCGCGCAGCTTATACGTTTGCACCCGGTTTGTGGTATCATGTGGCAGCGGTACGTGAAGACGGAACCCTTAGAATGTATATTGATGGTGTTCAAATTACCACAGGAACTCCATTTAGCGGGGGCTATTCTCCCGATTATACTGCGGGGGCTATAGTGGGAGCTTACTACAACAACGCTACAGCCGTTCAGGCTCACACGGGCCTTTTTGATGGATACATGGATCAACTAAGGATTTCCAATGTCGCACGTTATACCGGTGGTACTACCTTCACCCCACCAAAACAATCATTCGGGCTTGATGGGTATACCACTTTTCTGCTGGAGTCTCGTTTAAAAATTTACTCTAATACACCTAAAGAAAATTTTTTGGGTAATATATCGGTAGATGAAAATGATCAATTTATAATAGCGGAAAACATATTCGCTAGGGCAGCTGCAGATGATTATATTCTTAAAGCATCCCGACCACCCAACACGATAACTACCGTCAAAGAACCCCCGCATGATCTGTGGTCTGCTGAGTTTGGAAACGGAAGACCCAAGTGTCAGTTTGAAAGGGTGGGGGATACAATGATGAACTTTACACCCGTAGGCTATCAGTGGCCCGTGGGGGAATCTTTCATTGAGTACCGTACAACAAATTTATATAATTTTCAAAGAGTTCAAAATTTTGATAGAGGTGTCACGGCTATAAGCATATCTGAAGGTGGCTCTGGATATACTACTGCGCCCACAATTACCCTTGAGGGTGGTAACCCTACAGCGGGTCAAGATGCCGCTGCCGAGGCTTCTGTAGTTGATGGCGCGGTTACGTCAATAAATATAACAAAACAAGGCACACAATACCTTACTGCTCCTACTGTAAAGTTTACGGGGGGTGGAGGAAGCGGAGCGAAAGCCACCGCCACTATAGATGATTACTTTAATGGAACTTATGCTTCCTCCCCAGAAAGGGAAGTAAGCAGCGTCGAAACTGCCAAAAAGTTTATAATACAAACTGCAAAGCTCAAAGAACGCAACACATACTATCTAACTTGTGAAGCCGCCGCGTCACAGGCAACAGGTGGCTCATTTAGGCTAGTAGTCAATAAGAGCCCCGATATGAAGCCTGAGGATGATATTGCTGTATCATCTATTTTCTATCCGTTTGCCAATGGACGCATTAACAATAAAGACTCCAAAGATCAACCTATAGGACTAAATTTTAAAATTCCACTAGGAACAACTCCACGTAGCGAAGGAACTTATTATATAGGGATAGAACTACAAGAATCCAATACTACTCTATTTTTTGATAACATATCTCTTACAACGGCGTCAGGATTCCCCCTGCAAAAAACCAGAAACATTGGAGAAAGATTAAGGGGTCCCACTACTGATCCACGCCCCGCCAATTACAGCGATGACATGTTCGCTAAAAAGTATAGAATCGTAAACAAACACTGTGTAGCAGCAGAATTAAACATAAAAATACAACAGCTTTATTCACAAGCCGACAATGGCAACTTTAATGACGCGACTATTAGTAACGTTGTAATACACTTCAGGCCTCTTTTTAATGATGACACGTCTAGCTACGTAGAAGCTTACAACGAAGAAATAAAAGGTGTCACCTCTCAAGGTTTCATAAAAAAATATGTATTGGATTTTTCAGACACCTTGGCTTCTATTCCAACTAGCAAACGAGACAATTTCTGGGGATGGGAAATCAAGATTCATAGGACGGCACCCGAATCAACAACTGCGAGGAATAAAAGCGTTACGAAAGTTGACAGCCTTACTGAAATATATGAAACCAGTATGTGTTACCCAAATTCTGCTGTCACAATTCAAAAATTTAGTGCGGAATACTTTAGTAACTTTCCCTCTAGAAGTTTTGATACAAAGATGTTAAAAGTTAAAATTCCTAATAATTATGACCCCATAAAAAGAACTTATGATGAATCTGAGGGTCCGTGGAATGGACTGTTCAAGGAAGAAAAATATTGGACCAATAATCCAGCTTGGTGTTTTTATGATCTGGTAACTAATGATAGATATGGCCTTGGAAAATATATACCTGAGGAAGGTTTCGATAAATGGACATTATATAAAATTGCACAATATTGTGACGTAATTGTTCCCGATGGTAATGGCGGAATGGAGCCTCGTTTTGTATGTGATGTCATTATCAACAAAAGAGAAGATGCTTACAAAGTCATGAATGATATGGCTAGTTGTTTTCGGGGTATTTTATATTACGCTGCGGGACAACTATATGCCGTGCAAGATTCTGCCAAGTTACCAATCTATAATTTTACCAATGCAAATGTCCAAGATGGGGACTTTAGATATAGTAACACAAGCCGACGAGATAGACACAATGTTTGCATTGTAAGATACAATGACAAAAATAATTTTTATAGACCCGCCATTGAATATGTTGAAGACATTGAAGGAATCAAACAAAATGGAATTAGAGAGACTGACGTATCAGCTTTTGGAGCATCCTCTAGAGGCCAAGCTTTACGACTTGGAAAATGGCTTACTTACACTGAAAACTTAGAAATAGAAGTCTGTGAATTTAGGGCAGGAATTGAGGGGGCTTATTTAAAGCCGGGGGATATCATTAGTGTCACCGATGCCAACAGACTCCCCAGCCGAAGGGGGGGAAGAACATTTAAGGTGGGCGAAACCAACATTGATGGCGGTCCTACTGGCTATACTCAAATTACCTTGGATTCTAAGTTAGAAATTGATTCAAATAAAGTATATAACCTTTCATTGCTTACTCCCACTTATAGCTATGATAGTTATAATGTGTCAGACCTTAATGCTGGTGATGCTAAAGATTTCAGAAGGTCTCAGGTTCAAGACCTCTTATTTTCGGGCGATATGGCATCAGGAATTACAGTCGATGGTAATGAAAAAACTCAAATTACCTTTAGTGGAAATGACGTTTCTAGACCACTAGCGTGGCTACCTAATTTTGATGGAAGCAGAAAAATATTAAATCAAACTGACTACATTATACCTGATCAAACTGTCTTTACAGTTTATCCTACTGGTGAAGAATTTCAGTATGGAGAAACCCTTTCTGAAGCTGTTAATGTAGAAACTACCTATCGCATAACCGACATCGACGAGCAAGAAAAACAACTGTATAAAATCAAGGCAGTCCAAAACAATCCTAAAAAATATCAATTACTTGAAAATGATCTAGCATTTGAACAGGGCGGCTTGTTTAATTCCCCGACCTTAAAAGTGCCTGATGGGCCTTCGGCAATTTCCTTGAACCTTAATAGGCTTACGCCAAACACTGTTGAAGTAAAATATGCAATTACGCCGCCCGCTGTAACTGACGGCCTAGACTCTTATCACATCTTTATAAAGGAAGGCGAAAAATCATTTACGGTTTCTGATTTTACTGGAAATTATCCCAATTTGTGGAGTGAGTTCACCGGTTCAACTCCCACCGGACAATACTACATGGCCAATACTTCTATCGGCAGGGCAAAGTGGCCAAGCGGTGAAATGTATGTACCTGATGTTAAAAATAGACTAGCTGTATTACCCGCCAAATCTGACACCGCACACGGAACCTTCCAACCCCTTGATTCTGGAATGTATGCGTTTAAAGCCTTTAGTACAAATGCGCTGGGTGAGTATTCTGCATCAAGCCGAATAGATTTTATAACTATTCCACAAAACACCCCAGTAATGGATGTGCAAATTAAAAACTTACGCCTTTCTACAGATACGCAACTGAGTAACGAAGCGGGTACGGCAGATGCACAACAAGTTCACTTTACAGGGGGAAGCCCCACTTTTAAGTGGACATCAGAACTTGCAAATTCTGGCGTTTTTCCCAACACTAACACTTTTAGGATAACGGTGAGGCCGCAATCCTCAAGCCTCACTAAGCCAAACCAAGAAATCCTTTATGAACGTACTGGCTATGAACCTAAAACTTCAATAGGAAATGAACTGGATAGCATTCTAAGTGGTTTAATGTTCACCTATGATTTAACTGGTAACCTCCTTCACACCTCTGGCGAAAGAAGGTTTGATCTTGTAGTAGAAGCCCATGATGAATTGGGAAGAAGTTCAGCTGGCGGATATATAAACTTGGATTCTTCCTATCAAAATGCAAGTGGTTATGATATTGTAAGGGTCGAAAATCCCCCCGTAAGCAATCCTTATCTTTCTGCTGATGGCGACGAGTGTGGGGTTGATAATGATATTTGTACCTCACAAATAATTACCCTAGACAACAAAATAAACTTAACTTTCAAAAAGAACAACTACCAAACATTCAACAAGGACATAAAGGGAGCTTACATTTATCTAAGCACCGGAGAATTCGCGAGTAGTGGCATTGAAGGTAAAAAGCTAGGAGAGCTTCCTTCAGGTATCCAACGTATAAGGGTTGATTATAATAATATAATTGAAATTAATCCCACTGGAGATATGTTATTAAATGGTTCGGTATTCATGGCCTACAGCCTCTATGATAGTTTTGATCAAGAAAGCGAAACTGTATACCATACAGCGGCAGAAGGAAATCCCTTACTACATCCTGATTACGATTTAGCTTCCATGTTAGATGTAAGTACCCCACAAATAGTTACTCTTGATGATACAAATGCCGTCAAGAAGCTAATTAAGGGTGGTACACAAAATATCGAATTCTCTCTTCCTGCTCAAAAGGAGTGGAGATTTATAAAGCTTGAGGGGTCCGTGCAGGGTGAAAGAAAACTTTATATTAACTCCGAGCACGAAAATGAAAGATGGCAAGAGCTCAGCCAGCTTGATAACTGGAAAGTTTACATAAATGACGTCAGAGTAGACAACGCTGAAAATTGGGCGTCCAACCCGCTATCAGCAAGTAAATTTACCTTCTGTAATAATGCGAAGTGGAATGGCTCAACAGACTTGCTCCCAGTATTTAACATACAGTCCAGAGGATTGCCCCTGAGTGATTTCAAAACAAGTGAAACACTGAATATAAGGTTCGAGTTTAATGGAACAAATGTAAACTTCCTAAACTTTAGCGCGGAAGCTGAATACGGAAGAAGGGGTGGTTAATTCCTTTTATCATCATAAAGTAAGCCGCCCGGACGTTGTTGGTACACAATTTCATTGACCACTGCACCCTTGATTTTCTTGGCAAAGTCTTGAGCACGTTCGGTTTCACTTAGATTCTCATTGGTGTTTTTGTTTTCGTCTTCTTCGTTACCCGTGGTGCTGGTAACATTTCCATTTTTTTCAACGGTCACAGAAATATTTATATTATTAGAAACAGAAGATGGCCCCCCGGTTACTCCTTCGCCCCCAGCATTAGGAGCCCCTTCTCCTACATAGCCGCCTTCGGCAAAGTGCTTCAGTCTTCCGCCGTTAAGGCGGTCAAAGAAATTAACTCCATATTTGTCTACCGCATCCTTCTTTACGACATACTCTCCACCCATAAGAAGGGAAGGAACGTTATCCCGCCCAGCACTACCACCGTTAGCAAATCCCACCATGCCACCAAGGCCACCAAGGCCACCAAGCAAAGTCCCTAGGCCTATGCTATTACTCCACTCTCCACCAAAACCTTTTCCTGTTTGCTTGCCGAAGCCGTGCCTTAGCTTTACTCCCCCCAACAAACCTGCACCGCCGCCGCCCATGCCACCCATCATGCCGCCGCCCATGCCACCCATCATGCCGCCGCCCATGCCACCCATCATACCGCCGCCCATGCCACCCAGAAGGCCCAACAGGCTTCCCAAGTCCATTCGGTTGCTCCACATTCCCCCGAAACCTTTTCCCGTTTGCTTGCCGAAGCCGTACTTCATGTTTGCGCCGCCGAGTACAGAACTCCACCCACTTGATAAACCGTGTTGGCTTATATAACCGCCCCTTGAAAATTTGGGGATGTCAAGCATCTGGGGGGTGGACGACTTCCTAATCATCCCGTATCTACCTCCAAGAGCGTTCATGGGCTTGTAGTCGAAACTCGAATCATAGCCATAAGGCATATGTTGCATTTGTTGGTTCAGTGCCTTTGTCTCCGCGCCTATTGCGTCCATGTTTTTTTGGGACGTCTCAGCCCAATCTTTGGGGATTTCTGATTTATCATCTTTCGCGTCGGCAGCGGCCTTCCCGGCACCGGAAAGGAGTTTCCCCAATCCAGCTGTAGCTACGTTCATAGCTATTTGTATACCCAGTTGTTTCCAAACACCCATGCGTCTCTTTTTATATGCCTCCATTTGCCTTTTTTTGTCTTCTTCGTAGGCTTGTCTTTCCTTAAGGTAATTTTGAAGAGCAGATTCACGGTCCCACTTAAGCTGGTTCATGGGATTGTTGCTGTCAGTTTGCGCTAATGCAGATAGTCGTGAATCTACATTAAAGCTTCCACCGCTGGGGTGTGAGGCACTCCCCGTAAAGTCATATTGATTTGTCATCAACTCATCAGTAGAGAAAGCAAAACCTTTGTTCGCATAGCCGCCTCCTTGGAATCTTCTTCTCTTCAGGGAATTACGATTTACTTTTCTATCGTTAAGTCGCTCAATAAGTTCGGGGCCATATTTTTGAACCGCTGACTTCCTTACTACATATTCACCCGCTTGTAAATAGGCCGGTACATCATCTCTATTTCCGCTGCCACCCGTGACCATACCACCCCCGGCATAGCGTTTAATTAAGCCTCCTCTTGCTTTTCCTGTGTCCTTGCCCCCCCCTAGTATCTTAGTCAATCCCGTTTTGAGGCCTCCCACTCCTGCCTCTACAAAGGATGAAATAGCTTGTTTAGTTAATTCTTTTTGCATACTTTGAAAGACTTCTGACATGACTTCTCTAAAGTTTCGTGCCCCCGTGATGCCCGCATATATGGCGTCCTTTAGTCCCTGTTTAAGTTGGTCTGATAAATTCAAACTAAGCTCCACCATGTCCTTCATGGCTTGGTTGGTATTGTAGGAAAATTTTGACTTAATAGCGTCACCCCATGCTTCCATGCTGGGAATACCGTCTTCGTTTATGCTGTCCATCAAATTCTGATAAGTTTGTTGTTGAAGCTCGGAAGTGCCTATCAAATTCGCCTCAAATTGGTCGAAGGTTCGATCAGTTGTGACTTGACTTTTTTGCGCGTTTGTTGCGCGGGTAACCTTTGTCATTGCAAGCGCCAACTTGTTCTGTGCTTTAGTTAATTGTTCTTGCGTTTTTATGTTGTCGTGGGTAAGCTTTTCACCCTCTTTTCTCAAGTCTAGGCTTATTTTTTCCATCTCATTAAGGGGAACTCCTAGAGTAAGAGCTTCTTGCTGCATTTTCTGAAAGTTGTCATACACTCCCTTTACCTGCGTATTGAACTGCTCATCGCGGGATATCATCCGCCCAGTAGGGTCTTTTATCTCTCCCCTTAAAATCTTATCTCGTTGTTTTGGCGTTGTTATTCCCCTTTGTTTCTCTGCTTGCTCGCGAGTAAGTTGACCTAGCCCTTGCTTCCCAAGTGTTTCATTAATATCAAAAAGCTCTGCATCAGATATAGGTGTTCTCCCTTTTGTTCTTTCCATAAGAGAGAGTGCCCCCATCTTACGTAACTGTTCATTCATCATTAGCGCGCCATGTTCCATCGGGAGGTCTTTATTCAGAAGTGCCCCAGCTAGTAACTTACCTTGTGTCCCCAATCCCTTTTCTCTTTTGGCTTGTTCATCAGAGGTAAGTTTTCCAGCTAGCTTCATTGCTTGAGCGGTTTGTGCTTTTAAATAGGTTTCTTGCGCCAAGTCCTCTGCGCTTGTTACACCGGGCGTGCCCCCTGCTGCCCCCCCTCTTCCTGTTCTTCTCCGTGCCAAGCCCGCTGTCATCTGTTCGGCCTGCTTCTTCTGTTTAGCCACCGTCTCGGCGTGGGAGTCGGCAGGAGTTGAAAGGCTCACGCCAAGCATCTCTCCGGGCCGGGGAGGCTGCCATATGTAATCTTGAAAACGTGATGTAGCTGGACTTTGATTTGGGCCAACGCCGGGGTGGCCAGAATGGGTGGACCCGGAAGCAGGCTGACTAATCCACCTTCCATCCACGAACATTGGATGAGAAATGCCCCTTGCTGTTGTGGGAGTCCATGCTGCACCAGCACCACCCGCCGCTAGGTGACGAGAAGTGTCCTCTAAGACCGAATTCAGGTAGGCCACATTGTAACCGGATTTTTTCATTTCGGCATTCCATGCCTTCCATTCTTCGTTGGGTGAAAAGCTAGTACCCTCGAACCCCCTATTACCACGTGGTCCAGACCGTGGGTTTTTCTGTAAATCTTTCAGTCTCTTTAACTCTTTTAGGTTATCTTCCAGTATTTGCTTGTATTGGCTCGGGGTATACAGTGATCCAATAGGCCCCACCTTTCCGGGCTGGTCCTTATAGCCCTTCATCCTTTTAATTGTAGTATTTAACTCGTCAATCCTCTGCTGTAAAGGTAACAGTTCCCTCGGGTCTTTCCCTTCGTCAAGCATTTTCTGCTGTTTTACGGTGAGGGCGTTTCCACCAGCACGCGCCTCTAAGTCTAGTTGCTTTGCCGCCTCCATTCTCTGCTTCTTTTCCTTGTCGGCCGCGTCTTTGGTACGACTCCACGTTTCTTTAAGTTTTTCACCAATCGAACCCCCACCCTCCCTCACCACTGACCCCGCAGAGAGAAATCCCTGTGCCAACGTCGATGTCGCCTCATTGATAGCATTTGTGAGTTTTTCTTGTGCCACGAGTAGTTTCTCTTGTTGTGAAATATCCCTTACGATTTCATTTTTAAGTGCCTCGTTAACGGCAATTAATTGTTCTTGTGTTTTTTCAGGTTTGATGAAGGTTTCTGCTTTTAAGGCAGCAGACTCCCGTATAGCTTGCATGTCTCCACTACCCAAGTCGTAGCCCATGCCTCTTAGACCCATTTCCATATTTTTGGCAAATTTATCTGCCAAGGCTGTTTCAAAAGGCTCTGCGGCATTTACTCCTCCCAGAGTTACGCCTTGAAACATTTTTGCCTGATCTATAAGGCCTTTGGTCTCCAAATCTACATCTCCGGTAGCTCTACCAATCGTTACATCTGCTTGTGCTTGGTCAAACCTTTTAATAAAAGACTGTGGAGATCGTGCGGCCTCATCTGCAAAATCCAGCCTTTGCTGTCTCATTACTTTATCTTTTTCGAGTCGTTCTCTAAGCTTGAGGAGGGCTATTTCGGCACGATATTGGGTTGCAACTTTAGTTAATTCGTCACCCAATAAAGAGCTACTTAAACCGAGTTTATCAAATATCCCCCCTATGTCTTCCATTAGCTTGGGGTCAAAGGCGAGGTCGCTTCGAAGGGCTTCCAATGCTAGATCGGGGTTGGGTGGCCCCGTTGTGGGCCCCTGTACAAATTCCCCTAAATTTTTAGTGACCTCATCGAGGGCCTCTTCAACCTGAGCAACAGGCTTATCTACATCGACACCAGTTGCACCTATTGTAATTAGCGGCTCAAACATCTCCATTAACTTTTCCGCCTGAGACCCACTGCGCCCCATAAACATAGCTGGGTTCCTCGCACCCGCTGATTGTTTCCCCCTTAAAAGCTCTGTGGAAATAATTTTTTGTAAATCTTGAGCAGTTTTAGCCCTAGCCCCTTTGAGCCCTGTCTCCCTTTTAAATCGAGACTCAGCCTCACCCCGTCTGATTTGCTCGAAAACATTAGTCATGGGGCCAAAAGATTTTTTCAAATTATTTAAATAAAATTTATTTCCCTCCGCAATCATGTTTTGAGCACCATCGCGGATTATTTTGTTAACATCAACAGTAAGATTAAGGTCTAAAGCCGCACCCTCCATACGACGGGCATAATCATTCAGACTTGCGGTTACCTGTGCAAAAGCAGGGTTTACCTTTATTTCTATGATTTCTGATGCGGTGAGAGCCGAGTCTCCTAATCTCGTTAAACTTGGAACGGCTTTGTCAATTAGAGCATTAAATAATTTTCTTAATGCTTCCTCATCTAGATTAGTAGTAGTAGCAACCGCTCTAAATTGTTTTACTAGGTCGTTACGTACACTTTCTTCTATATCTAAACCTTTAATTAAGTTAGCAAACTTTCCAGCTGTTTGTTTTATCTCCCCTGTACTAACATGCTTCCCAAAGTCTTTCATCTGACCCTGCATCTTTAATAACTCGGACTTAAAACTAGAAGCCTGATCAGGAGTCAAATCACTCAAGGCCTTCGCAAAACCCTCAGAAGCTTTTCGTATTTGATCTCCACTTAAATCATCAGAAATCCAACCTTGGGCGCTTTGAAAGTCTTGTAAAACAGCGGAAACATCTCCCGCCGCAGTGTTCATGTTGCCAAATTTTTGGGTGGCGTCTGCTATTTTTTGCTGGAGCTCTGCAATAAGGTCGTCGTTGCCACTTGTAAATGCTGCCATCACGTCCGCAGTGCTTTTAAATGTTTTCCCGCCCGCCGTAATAGGCTTGCTTTGGAGAAGTTTACCCACACCACCCTTAACAAGAGAGGCTTTCATTTCTCTTTTGGCCGCAAGAGCCTTAACTTGGTCTCCTGCCCTAATAGCTTCTGTGTATTTGCTAGTGGCTGATGCAGTAACAGAAAGAGACTCAGATAGTCTTTTAAAATGGTCTGCATTTTTATCTAAATTTTTATTAATGCTTATGGAAGCGTCATCGAATGCTGCATTGCGCCATGTTTTGTACATCTTGGCCCCCAAAACTGCCGCGCCACCAACCAGACCAGCACCCAACATTGCGCCGCCCCCAACAACCCCACCAACGGCTCCTAACGCGCGACCTGCTGTTCCTGCAACTTTCCCTATTCCTCCTGAAATCTTCCCTACCCCTCTCTGCGCTGTCCCCTTCCAGCCCCCCCCGAACTCCACTGGTTTCCTAAAACCTGACCTTGAAGCTAACCGTTGACCGGCCTTACCCCTACCCCCTGCCTGTAGAAACTCGGTATTCATGATTGATCCGAAGTTGCTTTTCTGGAGTTTGGTTCCTATTGCTGCGAGTCCTCCAAAAGACTGTGTTATCATACCAAGTGTTGGTCCCCACAGGGCCAGTGACCCTATAAGTTCTCCCATACTCCCCCCGAATCTTACTAGAAAGTTTTCACTCTCCCTAAGCTTTTCAGACCACGTTTCAACTTGTGCTCCTGCCGTTGTCATCGCTATCATGAATCCGAAGCCCATCTCTTCACCTTTTCCACCTTCTCCACCCTTGGGGGGCTCTGTTGAAAATTTGGCATTGGGAGATGACTTTCCAACAGTGGGCCTTTGCAGGCCTACCATAAAATTAGGAACATAACCTTTTGCTGCCCCCATCGTTTGAATGGATTTTTTAGTGGCCCCAGAAGCAAGATGCATATCAATGGCATCCGAAAGACTACCCTCCGAAGTGTTATAAACCCCCACGCCGCTCTTCAGTCTTTTATCCATGCCAACGCGTATGTCGCGGCGGCTTATTCCTGCAGCATTTTCCCTATCAACAGCGGCTTTGATTCCTGCAAAATTTGGAACGAAACCTAAGCTTTTTAATTTATTTTCTGTGTCTGTTACGGGGCTTTTTATACCACGTTTCACCGCCCACGATTTTCCAGCTATACTGCCTGCCCCTCCCCTTACATAGTCCACAAGTGGGAGGTCCCCAAAAGTACCCAGACCTTGTTCGAGAACCCCCGCATATGTTTTGGGAATTACCTCTTGTAGCGTATCTTTATTTATGGTTCTTTTGGCATCAGCCTTTATTAGTCTCGCGGAAAAGCCAAATCCCTCTCTAAATTCCTTGCTTACCCCTGTACCTTCCTCAAAATCCCAAGGGGCTCGGGTGTCAGCACCCAAAGATGCCATAAAGGCAGCGGGATTTTTTCCTCCCCCTAAATATAACTTAATAGCCTTTTCAAAAAAAATACCTTCTGCATCAGGAGAAAGGAGCTTATTTTCACTTGTCTTTAGAGCATTTTTTATTTCCTTGGCATTTGTGGGACCTTGATTTTTTAAAATTGGCTTAAAAAACTCTTGAGCAAAATTAGATAATCCCTCAATCATATGACCGCTAAGGTTTTTGCTAAAAACCTGAGCTTGGTTCTTGGCCGCACCCCTTAAAGTTTCTAAAGGCTGTGTTTGAACACCCTGAAATTGAATAGATTTACTTAATAATTTTTTTCTCCTGACTTCTGCGTCCTTCTTAGCTTCTTTAGTTGGTGCAGTCTTGACTTCGTCATCTAACTTGGTGTTTATAGCGTGCGACAAAGGTTTTATATTCTTTATTGGCATGGTAGTCTGTCCACTTAATTTCGAGAACCTCCCCGTTTGTGTTTTCTGAGCAAAAACTCCCACCAGTCCAACTCGGTCGGCATTCTCCCATATCATATCCTCGGGTATCGCAGTGGGTGGTGTAACGTTTCCCTTTCTTGTCTCCCTTCTATTAAAATTTGGAACAAAACCATCTGCAGCATTATAAGGATCAAAGCCGTGAGTATCTTTAAAGATTTTTCTGTAATTTGTACCCGCTTCAGAAAGGGCGGGCGGCATTATGGCCGGTTGTTGAAGGCCATCAAATTTTTTTATTTGTTCATTGCCATTGTAAGTAACAGAACCAACGCCCGGAATATTGGTTTTCCTTATCTTCCCGGGAGAATAGCCCCCTTGTGCGGCCCCTTGTCTTTCTGCCTCTGTATTACTGGCAAAATTAGGTACGAACCCCATTGATGCGCCGGGTACAAATCCTACGGGTGCCTTGACACCCTTTTTCCCCGCTCCCCCTTTCGCAGCACCCCCCACAACGACTGGAGCCATCTTGGCGGCAGTTGAGGTAATCGCAACCATTTGTCGGTTGGCTTCAGTAAGTTCTCTCGACAAAGCTCGTGCCACGGCCACCATTCCTTCTTCGCTAGCTGTGGCCTGTGCAATAAGCTTGGGTCGTTGGGCTAAAACATTTTGAATTACATTTTGTGTTTGAGCAAGTTTTTCTGAAGCTGTATTAAGTCCCAAAAATCCCCCTGCTGCATCCTTGACGAACACTGCTAATCTTCCACCGATCTTTGCGAGAACAGTTCCCAACAGCAAAAGACCGGGGCCTGAGATAATTTTTCCTATACCTTCATAAACGCTTTTCCCTACCGTTTCTCCTAAACCAAAGAAATTTTCAGGTTTAATAAGATTGACCAAATTATTGAGGGCCTTGACTATATTTTCTATAGCTGGCATTATGGTAATTTTACCAACCTCAGCGGCAAAACTGGTCAACTCGATTATGGCAGCATTCATTCTACCTTTGGTAGTATCTGTCAAGTCAGCCATTCTACGCGTGGCTTCGTCAGTAGCACTTCCCGCTACCTGTAAAGCTTGGGCGTATTTACCTGTTTGTTGAGCCAAATCAGGAAGAACGGCCTTTAGGACATTAACCTGAAAAACACCCGCCAACATTTCCGCAGTAGTGGATTTAAGCGCAGGGGTTAGGGATTCGTAGGTTTTTGCGTAACTTTTTAAAATTGTAACCGCCGGTAAAACTTCTCCGCTACTTTTTCTTACAGCTATTCCCAAGGCAGCAAGTTGATTTAATACTTCGGGTCTTTGAATACGGGTAAAAATAGTCTTAAAGCTATTACCAATTACAGAACCACCACGAGCGGTTTTTTCTTGTGCCACAGTAACCATGGCAATAAGTTCATCAAAACTTACCTTGGCACTTACAGCGGATGCGCCAGTTCTTTTAATAGCTTCGGCCAAGTCTCCAGAGCTCACGGCAAACTTAGCATCTGCTTGAGCCATCTTGTTAACAATAGTTGTAGCATCAAGCCCCGCTTTGTTAAAAGTATTTAAAGCTGCTGTAAGGGATTCCGTAGCATTAACGGCGTTCATGCCAGAGAGCCTTGTAAGCATTAGAGCGGCATTCGTTCTTTTTAAGGTCTCCTCTACTGTCAAACCCTGACGTGCAAACTCTGTTGCTGACTCAGCTACTTCATTAAAGGCTGTACCTGTTTGCTTCGCCACCTTAAAGAGTCCGTCACCAAACCTTTTGAAGTTTTTTGCCGATAAATTAAATAAGACATTAATTTCCCGAAATTGCTGTTCCACCTCGATGGCAGTTCTTACCAAAGACTGCATCGCTTTTTGAACAGCGAAGATGGCACCGGCAGACGCACCAAAAGCAATTACACGAGCATTAGAAGCTTCAAGGGATTTATTAAACTCATTTGCAGCACCCGTTATTCTCCCAAGGGGCTGTGTGAAATTTTTGGCAACAATTGGATTTTTGTTAAAATTTTGAGTGGTCGAGAAAAGACTTCGAAGTTGGGCCTCGGCCTTCCTAACTTCCGCCTTAGGAATATTAACTCCAATATCAATATGTCCAGCTTTTGCCATATAATCCTTTTACCACCTTTAATTACACCAAAATACACCCTACTCGCCGTGTATTTTTATGAGGTCTTCCATATCAAGAGAACCGCCCTTCTTTGCGGCTTCTTTGGCAAGACTAACCCCTGTATCGTGGGAAGTAGCGGTTATTCCCATTCTTTGAAGGTCTTCTTGTGTGGCTCCGACAATGGTGGTAGCCGAAGATTGATCTATCTTTTCTTTTAGTTTTTCAGAATTTTTGCTTACGTTAAACAATTCAATAAGCTTATCAGGATCATCCATTACATCAGGAGTAGGTTCGTGTTTCAACTCTGAAAGTATATTTTTGAAGTATCTCCCATATGTAAAAAGCTCATTTTGATGAAATGTTAAATTTATTACAGGTTTTCCGTAAAAGGTAAAAGGGTTGTCTTTACACAGATAAAAAGAATTAAGAAAAAAACCAGAAAGTGCCACCCTTTTTATGTTTTCTTCGTTATACCGCTCATTTAAGTCATTATAATTTTTTATAAGCACGCTTATTTCAAGCTCATGAAGTTCATCAAACTCTTCCTGTGTGAAAAGAGCCTCTGTTAATTCCTTATCCTTGAAAGAAGTTACATAAACATAAAATTCATTTATTTTTTTAAGGGCATACAAATCACTCGTAAATCCTACAAGGTTCATTCTTTCGGTGATTCGTTCGTCGAGTATTTTTTCAGCATCTGTAATTTGTTTTTGGATACTGTTTATATCAGCTTTAAGAACAAATTTTGACTTTGTAACCTTTAGCGTGGCAATCATTTTTCTTTCATCTTCGATTGCTCTTTCTTTTTCCGGTGACCAAAGACCTTCTTTTTCTAACTCTTTGAGCTTATCCTCGGTGGAGGGAAGCCCTTTGTTTGAAGCGTAGTGCTTGTATTCTGCATTTTTTTCATCAATCTCTTCTGAAGAATAAAGGTCTAAATGCTTAACATAAAACTTTCCATATTTAGGCAAAGAGCTTTGAGTTCTCCCCTGAATAATATCCATATAAGCTCTTCGAAGTAGATGTTTTTCAAGTTTCATTATAAAAAAAGCCCCATAAGTTATGGGGCTTTATTTGTGTTTGGGTCGTACTATGCTTTTTGCCCCTCCTCTGCTGGGGCTTTTTCTTCAGGCTTGGGATCGGGAGCCTTTTTTGGCTCTGGTTTAGCTTCCCCAGAAGCCTTTTGTGGCTCTGGTTTAACCTCAGAAGCCTTTTGTGGCTCTACTGAAGCCTCAGAGGCCTTCTGTTTATCATGATCCTTAGAAGCTTCGTCAATAGCTTCCATGGATTCTTCTTCTAAACCACTTTCCTCAAGGTCTTTGAGAAGGGCAGCAAATTCTTCTTCAGTTTGGGCATTTCCTACATACCAATAACTAATATAATAAACCAACTTTCTCAAAAGCTCATCATGAAATGGGTCTTCAGATTCTTCCAAAGTGTCATAACTGTTAAGTTTCTCATCAAAAGAATTCCCGTCAAAAACTGGTGTGGTTTTATCAGTGTCGGGATCATTATGATAAGCCAAATTTAAAACCCACCAAAGGATAGTTTTGTTGCGAGCTCTATTTTCAGCGGTTTGTTCGAACAAAGAAGCTTGGGCTAATTCAAAATCTTGGATTTCTCTTTTAAGGGTTCCGTTATCTTTCATTAGGGAGGTAAGCCTTTTTTTCTCTTCTTCCGTGCGTGTGCCGCTTTCAATTAAAGAAATTCTTTCCAATTCATTTTGATTTTCGAACAACTTAAGATAAAGATCAGCATAGTCCTCTTTATCACGGTCACTCATCACGCCGCCATCATTGGAGAACCTTTTAGATAATAATGCTCGCGTAAGAAGTCCTGCTTTAATCCCCTCTGAAAGAATAACTCCATAATAGAGCTCTGCTTCATCAAAGAGAGAGCGCGTGGGTTTACGAAGAATAACATGACGGTCCACTTCCTTTTCGACATCTTTAGTAACCTCGATGTCTTTACCGTCTTTATCTTTCTTTTTTTCGGTTACCTTTTCGGTAGCTTTTTGCTTAAGTGTAAATTGGTATAGTTTCTTCATAATCCTTTTACCTTAAATGAATATCAAAACTCTTTAAATAATCATCTATTTCCCTGACGGTATCATTTCCATGATCAAGCACTCTTTTGCGACACTTTTGATAAGTCTCGTCATCAATATCATAACCATCACTTTTTAAATCTTCTAAAATAAAAAGAAAATTTTTATAAAGATTGGTTACTTTGCGAGTAATCTGGAACTTAAGGAAGTCCTTTTCCCTATCCTTTTCCGCCATAAAAAACCTTTTACCTTCATATCTCTTTACACTGTGACATGTGCATGAGAACAAAAAAAGCACCCCTAATGGGGTGCTGTGAGTTTATTTAATTTAATTAGTGTGCAAGACCGCTAATAAACAGTCCGACGTCAGTTTGCGCTGGTCCACCAATCTGCGCCGAGAAGGTCATAGAAATGGCCTTGTTAGAACCGATATCCGAGGTGTATTCTTGGCTATCAATTTTACACTTCTTGAGGACGTAACGCGCCATTACGTTATCGGATGCTGCAGCTGCAGCCGCGCCCGCAGTACCCGGAGCATTAAGTTTAAGGTTAATGTCATAAGCCGAATCCGCATCAAGAACATCGGCTAAACTACCGGTGTAAAGATCACCTAGGTTGGCATCTACTGTACACGTTACAGTTACCGGGAAGGTAATTTCACGAGCAAATGCGAAACGTGAGCCCAGCTTCTGCAGCGGATCACGCGCAAGGTCAAAGGATAGACTATAACTTTGAATCTTGGCATCCGTAATGCTAACACCCGTAAATCCACCCATCTCGGTAGTACTACCATTGGGATAGAAACTTAGGGTGATATCACCCGGGCGTAGCGCACTTACACCAGAAACATTATTATTACTTTGGCCAGAAGGCAACGCATAATAAATATCAGTAATTTTTGATCCGTCTGTTGGCGTAACTGCTGGAATATAATTACCCGAAACACCCTTAGAGAAGGCCATATTCAGACCCTCAACACTAACAGAGGCAGTCGGGAAATCACCCACTGAAGCTTCAGTAGTATAAGAACTAATAAATCCATTACCGATACCAATAACATTGGTATTTACAGTAGTACTTGGGTTTAAAACATCACTACCCCCTAAGGCGTCACTACCTTCAGGCACGGTCTTGATAAAGTAGTTTCTCTCGTCTTCAGTCTTATTCAAAATACCTGAAAGCGCAGCAAAAACAGCCGTGCTACCGCTAGGCGTAAGAGAAAAACCTAAAAGGCTTTCGTTTTCCAAAGAACCAAGGATATAAGATGTATCTAACGATACAGTGGGAGATTCGAGGATAACCCGGTCAATGGCGGCTAACTCACCAAACTGGTTAACATCCTGACGAGCGATGTTAAAACTATAATTGGCGGTTTGTATTCGTTGAAGCTGTTTTACTCTTGATGTGTATCCAACGGTGTTAATCCCAACATTTGCAACCGGCGTGGTCCCAGACAAATAATGGTAACCCGTAGCAGGAGAAGGGCCAGCGTAGAGAGCTTCACTTTGATAAATAATTCTATTTCTTGGCATAGGTACGTCCTTATGTTACGTCAATAATTACATGTTTTTTAGTTAAATGTGAAATATTTTTTATCTTATTTTTTGTATATCAAAATCTAGTAAAGCACTATAAACGTTGGGATTTACGTTATTTACCCCCGCAAAAGATGCCCCACCTACTTTACTTACACTAATATTCTCAATAAAGCACGCATCATTTGTACTTTTTACATCTACGATCCCTGTATAATTATAATCACTATAATTGTTAAAATCCCCTAAATTATTAAAAGGCATCTCACTTTCCGAAAGAAGTCTTATATATTTCTCTTTTTCGTCTCTAAATATAGAACACACTGCATCTAAGTGAAATTGATTATCCGCCACAATAATGGACCTTATGTTCATATTGGTCGCCTGAGTGCCCCCAAATTCAAATGGGCTATTTTGACCCCCCATATTTTTGATGAAAATAGCAGGATAAGTTAAGGAGTCAGGAGGTAATCCCGTGGCAGTTAGTCCAATTTTGTTTTTCAAGGTAAACTGTGTTTCAAATAAAAGTTTCTCTTCTGTCTGATTTGTTAGGAAAATGTTGAAGTCTTTTACGGCATAATCTCCACTCATTGTAACACTCGTGGTATCTACGTTAGAAACAAAATAAGCCTGACCTTGGTTATAATTAATACCCGTAAAATTAGATTCCGTACGGTTTTTGAATGACCCATCAAGATAAACCCCGCTAATTACAGTTGCGCCACTAATTGAAGAATCAGCTACAAACTGCCTAAATGGAGACCCATACGTATAATATCCTTGATACAAATTATTGACAGGATAAAACTTAGAGCCGTAGTTTGTAAATGCCCTTCCCTTCCGCAGGAGGGTATGGTCAAACCACAAAAAGAAACTCGACATTACTTGATTGTCAAATTGTGCTATCATACAACAACCTTAGGTTGCCTCCCCTCTAATCGCTGAATAAAATTATTAGCAATAGCTGAGAAATATTTCGACGCTTTATAGGTAGCACCGGAAAAATATTTATTAGTAATTTGGATACCTTGACCAGAGCGACTATTTACTCTGAACTTGGTAGCCATAAAGTAACTTAGTCCCGAAATTCCTCTTTCGATACCCCTTATCCAACTTCTGCCCCCCTCCCACGGCATTGGGGTAAGGGGCGTGATTTCTGAAAGAACTGGCACTTCTACCTGAAAAATATATCTTCCTCCTGTTATACGTTTTGTGAATTTTCCTTTTTTAAAAACATAACCCATATCTTTGAGATATTCTCGTACAATTTCTGTGGGTTTAGCCCCCTCATCAAAACCAATAAATCCGAATAAGGAAGCTGCTCCGTAGGGTATCCCGGTCAAAGTTCTACTAATGTTCTTGGTGTTTGCTGCTCCTGCATCTAATTCTTGTGTTATTGCACTTTGATTAAATTCTTTTATCATGGTTTTTTTAGCAACATTAGCTCGTTTTTCTGCTTCATCGTATGCTAAGGTTTCAACTTTTTTGGACGAAAGACCCCTATAGAGCTCGCTATTTAAAACTCTTTTGTTCAGCTTAAATTTTGATATATGAATCATTAGTCAGTCTTTTCCAAATAAAATATATAATACTTTAAGCCAAGATAATCTTGTATTTTTTCGTCAGAAATTTTATTAAATGTATTTCCATCAATATGTATAGCTTGTGTTGTAGCTCCGTTTAGCATGAAATCGCGGGCATCTTGTTCTATCTTAATTTTAACCGATCCCTTTCCAATCATAATATTTCCAAGTTCATCACCCAATTCAGACTCTTGGTTGCCATAGTAATTTACTATTCCTGAATACACGCCTGACACAGCAACATAATCAAATTCTACTTGGTTAGAATTTTCTCCATAACCCGCATAGCTATTATTAGAAACAACATTCTTAACTACCCTAATGGGCTCCTTAAAGACGACTATTTCTCTTTTGAATGTATCAAAATGATCGCTCAAGGTTGCCTTTAAGGCCGTCCTATCAGTTGATGAAACTAAATCTGCCATTATTAAATATTATTAAAGTAAGTCCGATTAAGATAATCATCTAAGCGAGAATTATTTTTTTCAGAAATTGTATCGTCACCCGCAACTTGAATCGGGGAACTCGCTGTAATGTTATAAGCTGTTACTAGCTTGCGTAACTCTTCTTCTTCCGCTTTGCGTGCTGAAAGCCATGTTCTGCTTAGTTCGTTTTTGTTTATTTTTCTTACGCGGGCTCCATCTGAAGAAACTTCTACCGTAGCATCTGTTGAAGCCGCTCCTAGCGTAGCTCTAATTTTCACATCATAGTAATGAACAAAATAAAGCTTTTTAAAAATTACAGACTGTTGACTGGTTAGTTCTGCATTAAGTTCTAGGGTGGTATCAATAATTTCTCTATCTAAATTAAGTAAATTGTTCAATTGCCCTATATTAGTTCTCAACCAAAAAGCAATAGAAGCAATAGATAAATCAGTGGGACTCGCTAATTCACGGTGTATCTCGTCTGCAATTGAAACAATTTTTGCCATAATTTTTCCTTATCTTATACTAGGATTAATGTTCAAGAAGCCCCTAAATACTCTTACACGACTTTCTCCACTGTGAAGTTGAATATTATATACACCCTGCGTCGAGGCTAATCCTGTAGTACTTTCTCCGTTAATAGTTACATCTATGTAGCCACTAGCAATACCCGTGGCCACAGCTGTAGGGGAAAGGTCAAGAAGCACCCCCGAAGCTCCATAGGTGGATCGTGCGCGGCCACTAATAGAATAAGGTGCTAGACTAATAGGTAGTCCATCAGACCCCGTAGCAGCGAAACGGTGATAAAAATCATCCCCAGCTGTTAAATTTATATCATAAGAAGTAGCCATAATACATTAAATATTACACTACTAATTATGATTGTAGAATTTATCTTCCCTCAGATAAAATATCTTTAGCTTCTTGAGATAAAGTCCGTGGATTAGATTTCACTTGAGGCACACGATAGTTAGCAACATATTTATTAAATTCTCCCTCCAACCTCTTGATGAGAATCTCCCGATTATCTACAGGAATTATACCCACCTCTGAAGCGTGGCGTTGCAAGTCTGTTTTATTCATGCCCTTTAAAGAACCGCGATATTCAGTAATCTCCATGGTTTTATATTTGCTCAAGCCCGTATCCCCCCAAATTTGATCTAGGGTAGTAGACTTGGGAGAAGCTTCATCTTTCCCATGGGTTTGCTTCAGTTCCTTAACCTTTTTAGTAGTTTTTCTAGAATTTGCCATACCTTTTACCTTAATTCAGCTTACACAATTTTTGACCCTTTGGGAAGTTATATAACAAAAAAACCCAGTCTTTCGACTGGGTTTGATTGAGCTATGATTACAATTATATGTTACACCGCGATGCCCACAACGGCACGGGAGTCGATACATACGCGACCCTCTTCCAAGTAACCATAGAAGCCTGTCTTTTCTTGACGGGCAACGAATTGGTCATCGGGAAGGGCGGTAAACGTCGCACCACCGTCGTCCTGACGGGCAACCGGGCGGATAAACGCTTCGCGTGACAGATCAACACCGACCAAAATTTGGTCATCACCGGTAACCCATGTGCCACCACCGCCACCGGGAATGGTTACGGAAGAACCAGCAACCATTTCACCAAAGAGGGTGTTGTACTTCTTGCCATCGCCAAACTCGATCAACTCGTGCAACACGACACCAAAAAGCTCACTCATTCCAGCATTCCTGAAGATATCTTCACGAATCGGATAAGGTAGCGAAACAGGACCAGTAGAAGTACTACCGATGCTATTCACGGGGTTATAAGCGAATCCACGTACCATTCCCATGATCTCGGGGCTAACAAAAAGATCGGTAAGACCCTTATTGTCCCAATTCGCGGGGGTTCCGTTAGCGAAAGAAGTGTTGATTCTCTTAATGCGAGTCATTAAATTACTCAAGTCATTAACAGAGAACACATCCACCGTATCGGAAGCGATAACGTGGGCTAAACTGTTAGTGGTAGCCTCAGCAAGAGCCTTCAAAATAACAGCCCACGCATTACGTTCCTGCTTTACAAGAACTTCTTGGGCCATTCTCTCTACCGCCTTGCTTACTACGTCTAAACGTCCACGACGAGCGTAACGTTTGAGGAAACTCACCGCGCTGTCCAAGCGATAAGTGGCGATCTTTAACTCAGAAAGACCACTTACGTGACTGGTCGGCAAACCCCCTGCAACACTTTGGGACCACACGCTGACGTAATCTACGCCTTGGTCGTACCAAAGGTCCAGTGGGATGCTTGGGCTGTCATCCTCATCATAAACGCTATCGTTGAAGATCAAGCCAGCGGTGCCAGCTTGAGCTAATACTTTTTGTGCGACAGGTGCGATGAACGCCGCAAAAGCCTCTGCAGCCTGAGCTTGCTCAGTGGGGTTCTTGGAACCCAAGGCTTTTACAAGTTCTACCTGTTCTGGGGTATTCTTTAACTTTAATTTCATATTAAACTCCTAATTTCTTAAAGGGTTTACAGTTCGAGCTTGAGTAAGATGTGATTCCTCGCATCTGCCAATCCAAGCGTTTTACCAACAGCGGTTCCTAGCGTGGAAGCCGAAGTGAGCTCACCATCGGGGGACGTATACACGGCCTCACCGAGAGTTGGGGAATCACTAGCAAGCGTAGCGCCACTGTAAAGTACTACTCCGCGTGTAAGAACGGGGGCGGCTTGTCCGCTGATAACCCAATCATTTTCCGCAGCTTTGCGGGGATGATAGAGCAGCTTCTCGCCATTCTCGTCGGTTTCACGCACATCATAAAGCAGCATTCCCAAGGGGATATCTTTGGTGCCTGCTGATCCAGAACCGCATACGCCGATCTGGGCAGTGGTACGATACCGCTGGGATACTGTATTGTTGTAACTATTGCCAGCCGCAGAGAACATTTCTACGGGCTCGTCCTGACTACGCCAACCACTCGAAAGCATTTTTACCATTGTGCCCTTATAGGCAGGAACGGTACCACTCCACGAGAAAAGGTTAACGACATCATGAGGACTATAATCTTGTAATGGTCTTAATGTTGGCATAATTTCTCCTAATTATATATTATTTATTAATTTCAAATTGGTCCAAAGAAAAGGCAGCTTTGTACCGATCAAAAATGGTGGGTTGAGAAGCCTCAATAGAATTGGGAACTTCATCTTCCTCAAGATCAGCATTTTCAATTGCCTCTTCAACTACTTCCTTCGGAGAGGCTTGAGCGAGCTTTTCGGCTTCTTCAGCCTCTTCTTGCGCCTTGGCCTCTTCCTCGGCCTTTTGCTTCTCAAAAGCCTCGACCACCTCACGCTTTTTATTTTTCATAAAAACGTTAAGTTTGTCGTGGTACTCCGAAAAGTTGTCTTCGGTCATGTCCTTAATGTCTGATGCAATAAGCTCGCGCTCTTCATCTTCGAGCACAAATTCTTCATCCAACACAGACATGCGATTAGTAAACCGCTCTTCAGCTTCCTTGGCGGCTTTTTCAGCTTCCAGCTTGTGAAGGGAGGTCTGTACTCTATCAAGCTGCTCTTTGACTTCTGTATGTTCTGCTACCAAGGCTTCATGCTTTTCAGTTGCCTCGGTAAGAGCAGTGTTAAGCTTTGACTTTTCAATGCTATATTGTTCAGAGGCCTGTTTAAGCTGGTCTTGAATGAAATCAGAAACGGCAGAAGCTTCAAGAAGCTTGACGCTTTCGCTATTGATATCTTCAATTTTTGTAATTTTCATAACAACACTCGTATTTTCTATTACATTATTATTTTGGGTTTGTGAAATGTTTTTTTCGCTAGAATTAACAATTTCTGTTTGGTTTTCCTGAGCCTTGGGCTTGGTATGAATACCAACCACCTCAGCTGCAGGCGTTTCTGTTAAGCCTATCCCCAAGGGAACGACCTCGTCTATAACTTGGCGGTAAACATTTCTGCCATCCTCAAGAACACCTGAGCCGCCAAAACTCTTCAAATTAGGCCCTAATTCTTCAATTGACTTTTCTTCATCAATGATAGTTGCATCTTCAAGGTTTTTACTGTCTCCTTCAATCAGGGCTAACTTGTAATCTGAAAAACCGAGCTCCCAACTAGCAGAAATACTATGGTAGTATTCACTTGCGGGGTCGGTAGAACTTTCAATTAAATCTGCGATTTTACTATTTACCACCTTCCAAATAACCCCTCCAAGCGTGATATTAAAAGGCCCCTTTATATCCTTCACCTGACTTTCGGTCAGTGGGCGATCTGTTCCAAACTCACTGAAGCCAGCAGTTAAAATGGTTCCCATCACCTTTTCCCTGTTGTGCTCAATGTTAATAGGTTTATTAATAAAATTTTTATGAATCGCTAACGCCGTCGCCGCATCAATTACGTCGCCATTTTTATTAACACGATTTGCAACAAAAGCATTAAACGCTATAGGCAATAAATCAATATTAGATTCTGTATCAATATCAGGGACAAAATCTCCAACATCCATTAAACTTGCCATCGCCAAGTACTTATCTTTTTCTTCTGATACGATGGGTTTAATAACAGAACTAAAGCTAGTTTTATATTTAAATTCTTTCATAAGGTTATTCCCACAAAAATCCTACTGGCTTATAATCATCTAAATAGAGCTCATGGACATCTTGAAAGTCATAATCAAGCTTGTTATTATGGATATCTTCAGTAGCCAACGCAAAATCTTGTTTTGAAGGGGTGAGGTTGTCCGTTACATCAAAAATGGTTTTATCTTCTTGTTCTTCCTCTTCTAGTTGAAGTTCTGTCATGTGAGAAAATGAAGCTTGGGATAAATGTGTTAAATCATTTTTATAAGCATCTTTTTCATTCTTAAGCCGTAAAAACATGTTCACTCGTGCTAGCGCAACTTCTCCGCGTGTGTTATCTGGATAGCTTGAAGCTGAAAAGGCTGTGGCTCCAGACGTATAAACTTTTTTGAGTTCTGAAAGAGTTACTTTTTTATTGGGGTTTGCTTTGTTGTGTTTCCTCATTTTTTCCCGAAGCATACCGACGATTTTTGCAGAAAAAGCAATAGCCACATTTTCATCTGCTTGAGGAGCCTGTGGTGCCTCTTTTTTCGAAGAGGAAGAGTCAGGCTTTTTTTGAAAGCCTGAGACTTCGAAAATTTCAAATTCTAGTTTATTTACTTTATCCACAAAGACACCTTTTCAGTAGTAAATACACAAGAAATACGCAGTTTGGGAAGAAGATAGATAAAAAAAAGATTTACATTTTTTAAGTAGTCTTGGGAGGAGGTTTTATTAAATAAATATCAGTGATCACCGTGGAACCCCTTCCATAAAAAGTAAAAATATTTAAATCCACAGGATAACACATCCAATGGTACGAAATAGAATATTTCTTCTTTACAAGAATAAGTGCAACATCATTCTTTTTTAAATCTTTGAAATCTTTAATTTTATTTATAGTGAAATTTCTAGATTCAAAATACTCTATTATTTCCCCCGGAAAAGTAATACTTCTAGCGTGATGACTGAATACTGATAAAAAAGACCTTAAAAAATTTCCCTTATCTTGGAGCTCTTTACTTATTAAAACTCTATCTACTGAACCTCCATAAAGTTCATGAGCTTTTTCCATAGCTGTTGGGCCACAGCTATGAATGTGAAGGGGGTCCAAACCCGCACGCCTCTCCCGCCTGTCGTGCGCGTCCTCGGTAAGATTGTACAATGTCCCACATCCAACCGTAAACATAAAAATGTTTAAAAGAAAAATGTAGGTTATATTTTTCATTGCATACTATTAAGGAGGTCTAAATATGCCTTTAATTGCATGTGCTGATAAACATTGAAAGCCACACTGACTCCAAGGAGGGCAGCATAAAGCATCGCAAATGTATTATGGGGCTCAAAAAGAAACTTCAAGAAATTAATTTTTTTAGGATTTAAATTTTGCACCGGATTAATACAGGAGCTCATATTTTTTTTTCTTTTTACAGGCGGCACTGGGGGATCAAAGACACTGGCGTGACGAGTAGTAGCAGTTTTAGTATTTGTGATCCAAGTTCCACCCGATTGTTTATATAAGGTTCTGGTCTTCATAACTTGTTCGTGATGTCATAAGGGCCATTAAATTTTTCAAATTGTTCTATTAGTTTTTTGATAGAATTTTTTTGTTTCTCCATGATACCCCGTTGATAGTTAATATGGTTAACTGCACTTTCTATCATTTTAGCCTGAGAATTAATAATAATTTGTTTTTGTAACAATTCTTGTTGATATATGTCTTTTTGTTTAATAATAATTTTCTCAGCTTCCGTCTCCACCTTTAAAAGGTGGGCGGCGTAAGAAATTTTCTGTGTAGTTAATATCAATAAAAATACAGCAGAAGTAACTAATATGCTCAAAAAAATAGGAGAACCTACGATATTTTTGAGATTTTCTTTGGTTTTGTGAAGAAAAGTTTTCATGACTCTAATAGACATTACACTTAGATAAAAAAAAGAGGAACCTTTTGGTCCCTCGTGAATTGGCAGATTAGGATAATTTGGTCAGTCTTGTGGTAAACCACCCGCGTACCATCCTTCAGGTAATTTTACTTTATTTTTGGAGAGAATCCACTCTCCGTTTTTAAGTATGTATACCTTTCCTGCGGGAAAGTTGGGACCAATTCTCACTAAATTAGCTTTAGTATCCACAAATACCACCCGAGTGCTTCCGCACGAAACAAGTAATATAAGCGCACTAATCAGCGTCAGAATTTTTAAGGTCTTCACTTTTTTTTAGTTGGTCGTTGATGCGCTGCCGCCAGCGGTCTTTTAAGCTTTGGGGTGTAGCGTCAGCATCACTAGCTTTAGTATCCTGTTTGGCAAGTTCTGTTAGCCATTCTAAAATGGCTTTTACAACTGCTGTCAGCCAGAGCATTAGGTTCCTTTTTTGGCGAGACCCCTTGAGACCGTATATCCCACCGCGCTAAGTCCTGAAACTAGAAGTCCAAAAACTTTGTTCGCTGTTCCAGCCCCCTCAGGGTCGAGTACCCCAGCACCCCACAGCAATGAACTCAATGCGACCACAACTGTGATCCAGAATTCCGTTGTGAGATATCCGGGCTTAACATTATTACTTTTTTTAGTAGCCATATATGTTTCCTTTTTTTATAAAATTAATTTAAATCTCCAAGCAATTTTAATTCCTCTAACTTTGCAAGGGGTTTTTGAATTCCGCCGATAGCGGTATAGACCGTCAGGTCAGGTTTGTCACCACTATAGATTCCACGGTGAACGACGCTACCCTTTCTAAGAATGCGGGAGAACTGGTCGAAGGCTCTATCTAAATTCTGCTGGGGAACTTCATCCAAAACGTTTTTTCCACCAATAATTACGACACCTGCAGAGTTGCCAGTACTCAAATCAATACCCCCTGCCAACATATTGTTTTTCAAGTTATCCCTAACAGTTTTGCTAATACTGGATGGGCCACTTGTCCAATCCTCGATACTTGCCGCGCCGAAAACAATAAGACCAGTATCTAATATTTGTTTATAATCATTTGAATCAAAAGCAGAATAACTACTATCTTTTGACGCCGTATGGTTAAACAAATGGAATAATCCCGCGATGCTCATGTTAGCAGTTTCCCAGAAGGGCCCAACAGGTAATCCCGGATAAAGTTTATTTATCTTTTCATTATCTAATAAAATAAGAGGAGAAACAATTTCTTTCTCTACCAATTCCCACACCTTACAAAGAGTAGAAAAAGCATTAGCATTAACTTTCTTCCCCTCTGAATGCTTGGGTAGAGCAAGGACGACACCCACTTTATTAGTGGGTGCTTTAATTGACCGTTGCATTTCCTGTGCGGTTTCTACTAACGGACAAAGCGTCCCTGCTCCTGAGCCTCCACCGGCCCCGGCACATATAAAAATTCTATCTACAGATTCTCCGAAAGAATCATACATGAAATCAAGAACATCTTCTTTTCTCTCGGCGTACAACTTTTCGGCCACCGATGGGTCTTTTCCTGCGCCGCCATCCCCGATGCATAATTTGTTGTCGAGTTTAATGGTATTTAAATCTTGCTGGGCAGTATTGATGGCAGAAATCTTTCTATAGCCAAGCGTGTGAAAAGCTTCAGCGATTCGTGAACCCCCTTGTCCTGCACCCACAAAAGCAAACTTAAAGGACACATCACACACATCTTTATTGACGTCTTCCTTTTTAGAGGGTTTGACTGCTGTGGGCAGCGGAATATTGGGTATAGAAATATCTACATCGTTTCCATGCATATAGGAAACAATATCATCTACAGGAGTTGGTTGCTCTGTGTTATCTTTGTTTTCGTTCATGTCGAAAACAATTACACCTTTTCTGTTGACTCTGGCGCATTTTCCACTGGTGCGTTATTAAGAGCCTCTACCACCATCTGGATAGACCTCTCCAAAAGTGAGTGTTCTTGATAATTTAATCTAACTTCCCTCGCCGCACCCACAACATTATTTAGAGCCGTGTGAAGAGTCAGTTGCTGTGGAGCCTGTTCCTCTGCGGTTTCAGGGGTATTTTGAGGGGTATTTTCTTCAGTATTCATATTGCTTATTATAATAGTTAGAAGAAAAAAAATCAAATAATATTTAACCTATATATTCAACCATACAGACACCATCCCTGCCGGTACCTTGACCGAAACCTCCACCGGCCCCGAAGGCGTCACCAAAAACTGACCCTACCCTTGGCGCTGGGGCTCGGATTTCCGACGCCCAGTCTCCCCCGGGGTTAATGCCATCCACCCCTGCTACATTAAGGTCGCCTCCGGTAGCAACACCCCCTTTGTGCCCCCGCCCTCCACCGAAACCGCCTCCTGCTGTTATGTTAGCTTTGGAAGTAGTCCCCCCGGGGCCCTTAAAAGTTGAATTGGTTCCATTTGCTCCGGGGTTGCCACCACCATACCCGCCACCCTTACCAACTACTACTGTATATTGTTCATTCTGGGTGGTGGCAATAACTTTTTCACAATATCCACCCGACCCGCCGCTTTCACCCAGCCCAGCGCCACTTCTCCAACTTTGTGAGTTTCGCGCGCCACCACCGCCACCCATGATTTTAATCCTTATGGATGTCACGCCTTTGGGCACCGTAAAGGTTCCATTAGAGGTGAAATAAGTCGTCTGGATGCCTCCTCCTCCCGAAGCCCCTGTCATAACGGTTCCGTCAGTGAAGCGAACTTCCTTTGCCCGAACACTTCCATTTACGTCGAGGAGATATTGAGGATTAGATAGGCCAATGCCAACATAACCATTGTTATCAATAGTCATTTTTTCAGCCCCACTGGTGGCATCTATAAATCTGAGACGGTTAGCATGAGACCCACTATTACCATGAACATCAATCGCCCATGCAGCAGCATCATCATTTGCCCGCGTCAGTCGAATCTCGCCACCTTCAGCACTAGAGTCTTGTCTTCCGAACTGCGCGACACCAGCAACATGCAGTAAAGTCGTGGGCCCAGTGGTCCCAATACCAACTTTGCCATCTTTTAAAATGGTCATTGCCGTGGTAGTTGAAGCGGCGTTTTGTACCCATAAGTCCAGCCTGCCCACGGAAGTATTGGCGGCTCCAGCAGTAATTATTTCTGCGGTTAATCCACCCAGTAATCCACCGCTGGCATTTAAAATTGACAACCCACCCCTATTACCCACCGTGTCAGGAATAGAGGTTCTTAGAGCGGCAGACGTTGCAACAGTTTCGGCCCCAGCACGAACATCTAGCATCGCAGAAGGAGAAGAGGTGCCAATTCCCACAAGACCAGCAGCGGTAACCCTGAAGGTTTCACCCACGCCAGTTTTAGTTGAAGAAACATAAAAATCTCCACCCGCCGCTGTACCGTAAACCAAGCCACAAGTATTAGTTCCGCTGGGTGTTAATTTGAGTTCTACCCCTCCCCCTGCATTTTCAATAATAGCACCATCGGAAGCCGAGGCAGAATTATAATAAACATGGAATTTAACTGTGGGAGCAATTCCAATTCCAAATTTCCCGTCCTTGTCAATGGTTACGTGAGTAGCCCACGAGCCACCCTCGTAACTCAAGAACTTCATGCTTCCACCATCAACTAAATCAATAGTTCGCGAATCGTGATTATCATCACCCTGATCCGAAACAAACTTAAGAGAAGCTGCCCCAGCTTCATCGGAAGCCTTAATTAATACGACAGGGCTTGCCCC